CCCCGCGGTGACGCGAATGCCAAATCCGGCGATGCCGCCTAACCAAGATCGGTATGTGATTGACCGCAGCCTATTGCGACTATTTCAGTCACAACGTGACCTGGAGCTCGCGCTGGTTATCGCCGCAACGGCGCTTGAGGACCCAGCATGCAGCTGATGTTCCGATGGCTGGCCAATCCGTTTTGTTCCCTGGAGGGATAGGGGCCAATGGCCGAGGGATTGAAGGCCTCACTCTGATTGGCCGGCACACGAGCGTCCTCCCCACTCAAAACATCCACGTCGATTTTGACGAGCACGGCTGCTGAGGGGATCGCGGGAAATTCCCGAATTCGCGAGCGCACCTCCAAGCCCTTGACAATCGAGGGTGCTACACGACCTTCGCCGAGTTGCAGACAGTAACTTCTCTTCAATCGCGGGATTTATCAGCGCGCCGGTCGGGGTCGGGCAGGGGAACCATCGCTCTTATTCAAAATGGAACTTGGTCGAAGGTGTGATCGCTGCAGCGTTGCTGCGACACGTTCGCGCCGGCTCCGTCGCGAACGCTATGAAAATGTTGCACGCGATGCTCCAATATCATCACATCGATCCAGAGATTTATTGCAAAACACCGGGAACATTTGAAGTCGAGGATTTGAAATTGGAATTCCTGCCACGCACAAAACCAGACGATAAGTCGAATGCGCCGCTGGACAAGGAGACCGGTGAGAACGCCTTATTGATAGTCACCGCTCGTATCGGCAGACAGCCACAGGACGGCCCGCCGACGATCCCCGATGACAACCCGATAGCGGCGTTCTGTCACCTTCCAATCGAGCTAGAGCAAGCTGTTCGGTTCGTGGACTACATGATTGAGAGCAAGTTGTAGGAGGTTTGGTCCGATAGAGCAAAGCACTATGATCTGCTAACGCATTTCTCTAGATTTGATTAGGTGAAGGATGTTCTTAACACCATCGGCGCCCGCAAATGCGGGTCCGAGGCCAGCCCGCCGGGTTGCGTGTTGGCCGATCGAGCGATTAACGCCCTACGTGTACGATCCGCGGCTTGATACCAAGGTGGATTACGATACGCTCGCTGCCGTCATGCTCACATTGGGGTGGGCGATCTCGGTGACGGTCGACAAGGAGGGTGCGCCGCCAGCTGAAACGGTCCCAGTCAGTTAGGAGGTACACATGGCGCGAAAGGCGTTCCTCGCGACTGATGCGATGCGCGAGCAAGTACGGTCTTGGGCAATTCGCGGGGTCCGGCAGGAGGACATCGCTACGATGATCCGCTGCGATGCAAAGACGCTGCGCAAGCACTTTCGAGGTGAGTTGGACCTCGGCATGGCCGAGGCGAATGCAAAGGTCACAGGATTTCTGTTCGATGCCGCGGAGGGAGGCAGTGTCGCGGCGCAGATTTTCTGGCTGAAATCGCGAGCGAATTGGCGGGAGGCTAAGGAGCCGGAGAACCCGACTCCAGGCAGCGATGCCGAGGCGATTTCAAAGGTGGTTATTGTCCCCGATAATGGCCGAGATCCTGGGCTGACAGAGGTACTGCGAAAAGCGCAGGAAAAATACTTCACTAACAAAAAGCCGCAACAATAGCTACTTTGAACATTAATTAAAAGCAGATAACTCAGTCTAGTCTATGGATTTCGTCTATTTAGAAGTAGGAAGATCATGATGTTTATATTTTATCTGAGGTCCCAGACCGCGATTTCCAGAGCGCGAACAAGACCCCTACCGATCAAAAAAGCTGTGGGCGCTCTGCTCGATAACTGTCTTGCTCCGCTCCCCGAGCGACACACAGCTTCGCCGCATGGAGTGTGACCGATGTCGCTATTAAGCACCACGACGATTTCGGCACAGCCCGGACCTCAAACCGAATTTCTGCGAACCCCGGCCGACATCTGCATCTACGGCGGCGCGGCCGGTGGCGGGAAAACTGTCGCATTGCTCATCGAGCCACTGCGCTATGTCAGCCGGGTTCCGAATTTCACCGTGGTCTGCTTCCGGCGCACGATGCCGCAGATCACCAATCCCGGTGGCTTATGGGATGAGACCCAAAACCTCTACCCGCGAACTGGTGGGAAGCCGCACCTCGGACCGCGCGAGTGGCGCTGGCGACGCGGAGGGAAGATCAAATTTTCGCACCTACAGTTTGACAGCACAGTTTACGACTGGCAGGGCGCGCAGATCACGCTGATCTGTTTCGATGAGCTGACCCACTTCTCCAGGCATCAGTTCTTCTAACATGATCAGCCGGAATCGCTCGACGTGCGGAGTACGGCCTTACATCCGTGCGACATGCAATCCCGATGCGGATAGTTGGGTCGCCGACTTTCTGGAGTGGTGGCTCGACCCGGAGACCGGGTTTCCAATCCCTGAGCGGGCCGGTGTTCTGCGCTATTATGTTCGGGTGGCGGACAAGATCGAATGGGCCGATCGGCCGGAAGACTTGATGGAATACCTGCCGCTGGGGAAGGATCAGCCGCCGGGCTTCGAGGTGCCGAGACCGCTCAGCGTCACATTCATCCCGGCGAGCGTGTTCGACAATCCCGCTCTGCTGCAGGTGAACCCAGACTATGTCAGCTGGCTGCGGTCGCTGCCGCTGCTCGAGTGCGAGCGGCTGCTGGGTGGCAATTGGAAGATTCGGCCGGCCGCCGGGCTCTATTTCAAGCGCGGGTGGTGCGCCGTTGTCGACGAGGTCCCGGCGGACCTTGACCACATTGTCCGCTATTGGGATCTCGCCGCCACCGAAAAGACCGAGTTCAACGACCCGGACTGGACGGTTGGCATCAAGCTTGGCCGCGATCGAAGTGGCGGCTATTGGCTCTTGGACATGGCGCGCCGGCGCGCCAACCCGGGCGATGTCGAAAGATTGCTGCTCGAGACCGCTGCGCAGGACGGAAAACGGGTGCGCATCGGGTTCGGTCAGGATCCGGGGCAGGCCGGCAAGAGCCAAGCGCAGCACCTGGTGCGCGCGCTCAGCAGCTTCACGGTGGCGGCGGCCGCGGAGAGCGGCGACAAGCTGACGCGGTTCGGGCCGTTCAGCTCGCAGTGCCGCGCCGGCAACGTCAAGATCCGACGGGGCTCCTGGAACGAGGAGCTGTTCCGCGTCCTCGAAGGCTTCCCCGATCTCGCCCATGATGACGAGGTCGACGCCTGCAGCGGGGCCTTGGAAATGCTCAATCCCCCTATGACGAGCTGGGGTGCCTTTGAACTCATGCGCCAACAGGCCGAGGAAGTCCGCGCCGCGCAGCAACGCAAGCCGCAACCCGCCCAACCCAATCCGGCCCGCGGCTCCATGGAATGGTTCGACCTGCAGCAAAAACTGAAAAACTCGAGCTAACCGCCGCGCCTGCGCCGACGACCTAGAACCGGCCGTCTCAAAAAGGATCGTACCTTCCAGCACCCTCATCATTGGCGGCCGGGAGATTCACCGAGATCTGGACACCGCAGAGCGGCGAAATGCGCCGCACGTACATTGACACGAACGAGCCGTCATTGCCGAGTTGGATGAGCTCGGCGCGAGCGCCAGTAGAAGTCGCGCGCTGCAGCCACATCGTGCCGTGCTAGTGGGCCATCGTGGTCAAAATTGCGTAAAACTATCCGCGGGCCAGTCGACGGTCGGCAGGGTGGCCCTCGCGTCAGTGACCGCGGCACATCGATTTGCGGCCAGCAGGGTACAACTTTTGAAGCGTGCCGACAGCTCGCCCGCCGGCACAACCGATAGGGCCAATACGAAGCCGGAGCGCGAGCGCTCACCATCGACGCGGCCCAAAAGATCTACAGCGAACACGGCGTCACGCTCGATTGGCTCGATCGCGCCGACCGCTCGATGCTTCCGCACCACCTCGCGATCGAGATCGCGCGACCGAGGCCGTGGGGCAGGAATTTTAAGTAATCTGATCACTCTGCGTGATTTTTTGATTGACCGTTTCACGCTCTTCGTAAATAATCTCTCGGTAAAACACACGCATCTCGGAGATAAGCCGATGGACCCGCGTGGCAACGGTGAAGTAAGAAGGCCTCGATTCGGCGATCTTCGCTTCAGACAATCCGTAGCCGCTATTTCCTCGCTAAACGAGGCGTGGTTTCACATCCTTGACGAGTACGTTATCGACACGCCGCTGAATGAGGTGCTTCTTCCCCTACTACGTAACTGCTTTTTTTGGCGGAGCAGTTTACGTGGCTTTGTTGCTGCAGAAGGGTCATGGCGAACAGGTCGCTGCCGATATCGCCGGCTTCATTACCGAAGAGCCGCAGTCGTAACTTGCTAAGCCTTGGGGCGCGCGGTGTTTGATCTGACTACGCAGACGTAAAATGAATGGGCATGAACTTGTCAAAGCATTAGCCCGCGCCGCGGACCATGCCAGTGTGGGCAGCAATGCCGCGACACTGCAGACGGCTTGGCTTTTCAGTCTTCCAATGACCAAAGATCACAACCTGTTGTCGGCGAAACCGCCGCGATTGGCATAGCTCACCCGATCACAGGTCATGCCCCACCCGGCGCACAGCATATGCCAGTCGCTTCCGGGCGCCAGAAGAGCGGTTGAGCCCGATCGAGAGGAAATTGACTGGTGCGCGGAGCGATGCCGAGGCCAAGTGGGATAAGGAGGAATGCTAATGGAGAACCAAACCCGGCGCACGCGAAAAACCGAGCAGAGCGAACGGCCAGTTCAGCCACTACCTGAGCCCGCACCAGACAGTCCACCCACGGTCTTGGCGCTGATTGAACGGGTGGTGCTCGATCCTCATGCCGATGTCGAGAAACTCGACCGCATCATGGCAATGTCGTACGAGCGCCTCAAGGCGAAAGAGGCGGAGCTCGCGTTCAATGGAGCAAAGGGGCGGATCCTTAAAAAGCTCGCCGGCATCAAGATCGTCAAGAACCGGCCCGTTCTGCCCGAAAGCGACAAGGGAGGGCCGCAAAAGGGCGTCTTTGAAGCTTTCAAATACGCGCCGCTCGAAGAAATCGACAAACATCTGCGCCCGCTGTTGGCGGAAGAGCAGATGGATCTCTCCTATTCCGACGAACCGTGCGACGGCGGCATCCTCATCCGCGGCCGCCTGAAGCACCTGCCCAGCGGCCATTATGAAGATTCGTTTATGCCGGCGCCGCCGGACACCACCGGTGGCAAGTCGAATGTGCAGGCCATCGGCAGCACCAACTCCTTTCTGCGCCGCTATGTCGCCTGCAACATCTTCAACATCGTGGTTGTCGGTGATGATGACGACGGAACCGGGGGCACGATCGACGAGGCCCAAACCAAGACCATTCTCGAGCTGATCAAGAAGGCCAACGTCGGGCCGAAGTTTCTCAAATACATGCGAGCCCGGAGCGTCGAGGAAGCCGGTTCGCTGGAGGCGGCGGTGGCGACGATCGCCGCGCGCGACTACCGCAAGGCCGTCACCACGCTCGAGGAACAGATCGCCAAGGCCGAGGCCGGTCATGCCCGTCTTTCATGATGTGGCGCAATACTCGGAAGCCTATGACCGCCTCAAGCTCGGGATCCCGACCAGCTCCAATTTCCACAAAATCATCACACCGCAAGGCAACCCGTCGAAGCAGTGGCGCGAATACGCCTGCGTGCTGATCGCCGAGCGGCTGCTGCAGCAGAAGATCGAGTTTTACAACTCGCCGGCAATGGAGCGGGGCCTGATCGTCGAAGCCGATGCGGTCGATTGGTATGAATTCGACCAAGACGTGACCGTGCAGCGGGTCGGCTTCATCACCGACGACGATCACACGGTCGGATGCAGCCCCGACCGGCTGGTCGGTGACGACGGCCTGTTGGAAATCAAGGCCCCGCTGCCGCACACGCAGGTCGAGTACTGGATTTCCGGAGCCGTCCATGAGCGCTTCCGGCCGCAGTTGCAGGGCCAGCTCTACGTCTCGCAGCGCCGCTGGGTCGATATCGTCAGCTGGCATGACGTGCTGCCAAAGCTGGTCATGCGGATTGAGCCCGATGAGACGTTCATCAAGGTCCTCGACCGCGAGCTGCAGATCTTCAACTACTTTATCGAGCGGGTCATGGAAAAGATCCGCGCCGCGACCGAGGTGCCGGTCCCGGGGAGCTTGGCCTTGAAGGCGGCGCTGCGAGCCAGTCTGGAGATTGTACCGTGATGCCGCGAATTGACACGCCTTCGGATGTCCTGAACGCAAGTTCAGCGGCGTACAGAAAGCCGATTTCTCTGACCCTGGAAGGCGCGGCTTCGCTATGCCCGCTCCCCGTATCCCCCGCTCCCTAACGCCTCGCAAGTCGAAGCCTGACTTGCGTCGGCGCGTGCAGCACCTGGCTTTCGTCCGCCAGCTCCCGTGCGTCGCCTGCGGCAAAGCCGCGCCGTCAGAGGCCGCGCATGTGCGGACCGGAACCGATGGCGGTGTCGGGGTCAAGCCGGGCGATCGTTACGCCGTTCCGCTGTGCGCCGCCTGCCATGCCAAGCAACATCGGATCGGCGAGCTTACCTTCTGGTCGGCACTGAGCATCGATCCCCTCAATGTGGCGTTGCGGCTGTGGACTGTATCGGCCGATTTACAGGCCGGTGAGCGCACTGTGTTTCGGGCGCGACAACGGATCGATCTGGCTTGAGCCTGATCCAAAGCCCTACATGGCGCTAATCATCGGCGGCAAATGACCGCTTTTGAAACCCACAACGGCCGCTCACCCTTGGGGGCGGGAACTGGTGTTCATGCCCCCAAAGAGACCTTGCCAGCGCGACCTGGGAACGCTCAGTCGGGGGGGGTCGATCTGACCCCTTAATTTTGTGACACTTGGCAACGACTACCGTACACTACGGAGCAGGCTCGGCCGTAATCGGGCCCGTTTCTGAACAGGGAGTAAGCTGGCATGGCGCAAATGGACGCGATCGGCGGAGTACCTTGGTACCGCTTGCTCAATCGAGAGCAGTGGAGGGTCCTTATCGCCTCGAACCTCGGCTGGCTGTTCGACGGCTTCGAGATCTACGCCCTGTTCTTGACTGTCGGCTTCGCCATGAAGCAGCTGCTTGATGTTGGCCAGGCTGCGGCCATTCCGCAATATG